GCATCAACATACGACAACCAAAACAACCCCGCAACATTCTGGACTGAGGGCGCTGTATTTGTTCCCGGTGGTGGTGGCTCAACGATAACAGTACCCGCAACACTTGGAACAATATCCTATGCAGGTCAAAGCACGACTGTATCAATCACAGGCTCGATTGATGTAACCGCTACACTCGGAACAATTGCATATGCATCAAACAACACAGCGGTTGATATTAGCGGAAGTGTTGACGTAATAGCCACATTAGGCACGATAGATTACACAAGCAATAACACGACGGTTGGCATTACAGGCTCAGTAGACGTAACAACGACCCTTGGAACGATTAGCTATACAAGCAACAATACAACTGTATCGGTTTCAGGTGCGGTTGATGTTATTGCGACACTTGGAACGATTGATTATTCAAGTAACAATGTAACGGTTGACGTAACAGGCTCAGTAGATGCACTAGCTACACTAGGTACAATTACTTATACATCTGCAAGCCCGATTGTTTCAATAGGTGGAGCTATCGTTGTGCCATCGACATTGGGTACAATTACGTATTCGAGCAATGACGCAGTAATCAGTTTGCAAGGCGTGGTTAGCGTACCGGCTACACTAGGGACGATATCATATGCAAGCAACGACACAGTTGTATCACTAGCTGGATTAATCGACGTTAATGCAACACTTGGAACAATCAGTTATACTAGTAATAATACAGTTGTTACGGTTGCAGCGGGTCAAACTTTCGGTGTTGTCGGTGTAGGCTTTGCTGATGACTTATACAGTTCAACATTTAAACCAGATTCAATTACAGTAACTTTTAGAGGATAAACACATGGCACGCGGCGACTTAAAAACATTCGACTATTACCCTTATAATGCGGGTTTAAAGCTTTACAACAATTCAACCGATTCATTTAAGTATGCAATTGTTACAGATACATATGCATCAGTATTGAAAACAACGGTTGATCCTGTATTAACCTCATTTACAGAAGTTGGTGCTGGTGGCAACTATTCAGCAGGCGGCAATGCATTGGCTGGAGTAGCTTGGACAATCGGCGTAGTATCTGCTGGTGTGACAGCGTTAGACTTTACTGATGTGAGTATGTTAAAAGCAGCAGGTAACCCAACCACAGGGAAGACTGTATTGATCATAAACTCAACAGCAACTAATCGCGGCTATCATGCAATTGATTTAACCAGTGATGGAACAACAGCGGTTGATTTAGTGAATAACGATTTAACAATCACGTTTAACGCTAACGGTACAATAAACGCAACCGTTACAGCATAAGTTTAAAGCCGTCTTCGGGCGGCTAATATCTCTCAAGGGGATAACATGGCAAAGCTAAAGAGCTACAAGCTGAGCGGGAAGCAAGACGCATTTGTCAAGGCTTACATATTAACCAATAACGCAACGCAAGCAGCAATTGAGGCGGGATATAGCGAAAAGACAGCTAGGTTCATTGGGTCTGAGAACTTAACAAAGCCCAACATAGCAGAAGCAATTAAAAATCATCAATTAAAAACAGATTCAGAATTTACTTATAGCAAAGACGTCAAGTTAAAAATACTTGAGGGCGTCATGGAAGCTTGCAAAGCTTATGATGCCGAGAAGGGTGTGATCAATGCCCCTGCGGTCATATCAGCCATTAAAGAACATAATTTAATGATGGGCCACAACGCGCCAACAGAGAGCACTTCGATTATCAAAGTTGAAAAATCACTCGCAGACAGATTGACCAATGCAAGTAAGCGGTAATCACTTACAGGCTAGGAAATATCTTGAAGATATAGATAGTCTTGGGTATGACGATTTGGCCGATGCCATGACATACAAATGGTTCAGACTTAATACGCTTTACCACATAAAAGATAAGTCAGGCAAAAAAATACTATTTCAGCCAAACCAAGAGCAGGAATCGTTTTATTGTGGTCAGCATAATAGAGATATAATCCTTAAAGCTAGGCAGCTTGGTTTCACTACATTTAAAATGATCAGCGATTTAGACGACTGCCTGTTTATTGAGAATTTCAGCGCGGGGTGTATATGTCATAACATGGACAGCGCAAAGGACATATTTAGAAATAAAATCAAGTTCGCTTACAACAATATAAGCGACGATCAGCGCCTTTTGATATCTGAGATAGGTTACGACATGCCGACGCCGACGAGCGACAAAGGCAACGCTTATGTTTTCAGCAACGGCTCATCGATCAAGGTTGGCACATCATACCGAGGCGATACACTTCAGTCTTTGCATGTGTCAGAGTTCGGTAAGATCTGCAAAAAATACCCTGACAAAGCGATGGAGATTGTGACAGGTGCATTTGAATCTGTTCCGGCAGACGATGGGGTCATCACACTTGAATCAACCGCAGAAGGTAAAGAAGGGTATTTTTTCAAGTATTGCAACGACGCTAAAAGGCTAAAGGATTTAAACAAACCTCTATCAGTATTAGATTTTAAATTTCATTTCTTTAGTTGGTGGCTAAGGCCGGAATATGCGATCAATGGCGATATATCGGAAGCATTAATAAAATACTTTGACGAGCTAGAACACAAGCATGGCATCAGTTTAACCGATAACCAAAAAGCATGGTATTCTGCAAAATGGAAAGTCTTGGGCGATGATATGCGCCGAGAGTACCCATCAACACCAAAAGAAGCATTTGAGCAATCTATTGAAGGCGCGTATTACGCAAAAGAGTTTGTTGACATATACAAAGACGGTCGAATCTTAGACATGAGCGGGTACGACAATCAGGGCGATGTACACGTACAATCTGACATCGGTGTAGGTGACTCAACTGCATTGTGGTTTTATAGACTGGTTGGTAAAGAGGTGCATTTGTTGCATTATCACAGCAATTCGGGGGAGGGATTAGGCTACTATCTGAAGTACATTGAAGAAAAGATGATCAAGATGAAGTGGAGAATAGGCAAAGTTTACGGGCCGCATGATATGAACAATAGGGAGTTTGGAAGCAATGCTAAAACCCGTAAACAGTTAGCAAGTGAAGGTGTTGAATACATGGGTAAAACATACCGCTGTAATTTTCACATCGTGCCTAAGCTTGGCGTCTATGATGGAATACAGTTAGTGCGCTCAATACTGCAGAGATGTGTTTTTGATGAATCATGTGAACAGGGGATTTTAGCTCTAGAAAGTTACAAGAAGCAATGGAACGATAAACTAGGCTGCTGGCGAGATACGCCGTTACATGATTGGGCGTCAGATGGGGCCGATTCATTCAGGTATTTAGCAGTAACAGAGAACCAAACAAGCAGAGCTACTACAGCGGCTCGATTAATAGTATAATGCTAAAAATATTCGGTTAAGCCGAAACTCTAATAAACTGAAGGCTTAATATGACAACAGTAACAGAACCAAGAGAAGAATATACCGACCAGTTAATAGACGTACAACGAAACCGCGCGGCTGTTGCTGGTGAACGCTCTGTAAAGCGTGGTGGTGTTAAGTTTTTACCGCCACTAGCTTCAATGTGCTGCTCAACAGAAACGGACACTAATGGCTATCAGATGATACGCCAATCACACGCACTAACATCAGAAGGCCGAGCAGCTTATACAAAGTATTTAGCGCTAGCCTCGTTCTATGGTGCGACAGGTAGAACTGTTGATGGTTTAGTGGGCTTGATATTCTCTAAAGAGGCCGTTTGCGAGGTACCGTCTAACGTTGAATATTTAAAAACCAACGCAGACAGTAAAGGCGGCACCCTAAGAGATTTATCTAAAAAAGCCACTATTGAAGCATTTATATCACCGCGTTCTGGTGTCTTGGTGGCAAGGCCGTCAACGCCAGAGGGCGCAAGCGTCGCAGATGTTGAGGCTCAGAACCTACGGCCTAAGCTATTATCATATAAATTCGAAGATATTATTAACTGGGATTATGAAGTAGTTAATAACGTTGAGAAGCTTTCTCTTGTTGTGCTGTGTGAGTTAACAACAAAGCGTGAAGGCTTCAAGGTTGATGTCGAGAAACAATATCGAGTGCTAGAGTTAGTTGATGGCGTATATCATCAGTCTTTATATAATGATGAGGGTGAGATAATCGAGGCTGTTTTGCCGGTAACGATTAATGGCAACACATCAAATGAAATACCTTTTTACTTTATCGAAGTAGGCGCGGAAGGTAAGGCCATTATTAACGATCTAGTTGATATGAACTTCCACCACTACCAGGTTAGTGCGGATTACAATAGTAAAAACCATTTCTCATCATTCATAATTTGGTATGAAACCGGCGCTGAATCTGGTCAGAATATGCTAATGGGTAACGGCGTTAAATGGTCAAACAGAAGCACTGACGCAACATTCGGCATATTGCAGCCAGATGGCAATGCTGATGCGCTTAGAATATCATTACAAGACGATGAGCAAAGAATGGCAGCACTAGGCGCGGAAGCGTTAAAGCCTCGTCAAAGTGGCGCAGAGAGCGCAGAAGCTAAGAGCCTTGATCAAGTTGCTCAGAACTCAACAACAGCTAATGTGGCAATTACAGTAAGTGAAGCATTAACCAAAGCTATCAACTTTGCCTCGCGTTGGATGGGTGGTTTAGAAGATGCCGTTTATCAATTGAACACAGACTACAACCCTACTGGCATGAATGCACAAAGCTTAACCGCTATGGTAGCAGCTTTCCAAGGTGGCGCAATTTCATATGATACATTGTACGAGAATTTACAGCGTGGTGAGATTGCAAGCACTGAGCGCACGGCAGAAGAAGAGCGCGCATTAATCACACTCGCTGATACTGGCATGGATGAATCGCCAGAATGACAGACCTAACCATTCAGCAAGCGTCTAGGCATGCAGTTTATGTTCAACGTTTTGCTGGTCATTTGGCGAATATGTTTGATCCTTACTTAGCTCAGTTACAGCGTGAACTAAAGATAATTATGATTGATGCGCCCGAGGGCATGACAAACATCAGGCGTATTAATAGGTTATTAGCTAAGTATAAAATAGAATCGGCAGCTATCTATGGTGAATACAATAGCAATATTCTGTTAGCCCAATTAAAAGAATTTGCAGGTGACGAGGCATCATGGCAAGCAGTCGCATTAGATAAAGCAATAGACTCCAGCTCTGTTAGTTTAGCCACCGCTTCAACATCTCAAGCTTGGGCGGCTGTTATTTCAGAGCCGTTAGTATTTCCTGATAGTGCTGGCGTTAAAATGCTAGAGCCGCTTGTTAAAGGTTGGGAATCGAAACAGATTGAAAAGGTTAGCGACATAATCAGGACGGGGTTTGTTACGGGTAGAACTAACGCGCAAATCACACAAGACATTGCAGGCAAGGGCGGTTATCTCGATAATCAAAACCGCAAATCAATTAAGTCAATGGTACGCACAGCAACTACACATACAAGCAATCTAGCACGACAGGCGACGTTTGAAGCTAACGACGATGTGATACTAGGTTATGAGTGGGTGTCTACGTTAGACAACCGCACAAGCTCAGTATGCAAAGGGTTAGACGGACAGATATTTAAGAACTCAGACACAAACAAACGATATCCACCCGCACATCCCAACTGCAGAAGCAGCACAGCGCCCGTATTAGATGCACGTTACAAACTAGATGACAGCGTCAATACGAGAGCGTCAAGAGGCGTTGAGGGAGGCCAACAGGTTAATGCTGACTCCACTTATTACGGTTGGTTAAAAGAGCAAGGCGCACAAGGTAAAGACGGACGCGCGTTTGTTATAGATGTGTTAGGCAAAGAGCGAGGGAGGTTATTTTTAGATGGCGGGCTATCGGCTGATAAATTCAAGCAGTTAACACTTGATGAAATGTTTCAACCGATCCCGCTGGACGTATTACGAAAAAAACAGTCGTTACAGTTGGCGTTTGACGCTATAGGCGGCTAAGTGTTAAACTGTAAACTTAAATATTAGTGCTAAGCACTCAACACTTACCTAAAGGGTTAACATGTTAAACGGATTAGATAAAATTGACTTGACCGCACCTGATGCAATGGAGCAGATAAACGCATTAGCTAGCGGATTAATCAACAAGAAAACCGAGCTTGAAGAGAAACTCTCTAAAGCTAAAGGCTCATTAAGTTCTGAGGAGTCTGCACAAGAGAAATTAAGAATTTTAGAGGCTAACATCGAAAGGCAGCAGCTAGAATCAAAAGAGAATTACCAGGGCGCGCTATCTCTCAAAGAGCAAGAATACAGCATTGCACTGGAAAAACTAACGGCTGGCACAACTGAGAAAGATGCGCTAATACATAAGCTGTTGGTCGATAACGGGTTAAGCACCGAGCTTGTACAGTATGGGGTTAGTAAGGATTTGATGCCACTAATTCAACAAGCGTTATCATCACAAGCAAGTATCGTCGATGGTCAAGCCATGATCGGCGAGCAGTCACTAAGTGAATTCATGAAAGTATGGGCAGACTCACCCCAAGGCAAAGCTAGCCGAGTTGCAGTAAGCAATTTAGGCGGTGATGGTGTAGGTGGTGCTGGAAGCTCAACACCCAAACAAATGAAGGATATGACTGGCCAAGAGCGTACCGCTTTATTCCAATCTAATCCAATAGAATTTAATCGCCTTAAAGCAGAAATGCAGGGCATAAAAAAGTGAGTAATAAATAATGTCTTCAACTCAGATTAGTGATGTAATTGTGCCGGAAGTATACGAGACGTATATGGCCGAAAACCTTCCAGAGAAAACAGCGTTTTTTGATTCTGGTGTAGTTGTACGAAATGGCATGCTTGATGGTAATGCGACTGAAGGCGGGAACACAGTAAACCTCCCGTTCTGGCATGACCTCGACCCCACTGTTGAACCTAACGTGTCTGATGATACAACCACCAGCGCAACACCCAACAAACTTGGCACAGGCAAACAGATTGCACGTTCTGCTTATTTAAACCAGTGGTATTCAAACACAGATTTAGCTGGTGAGTTAGCCGGTAGCGATCCAAACCAGCAAGTGACGAACCGTTTCGGCTCTTACTGGACTCGTCAATGGCAGCGTCGCTTAATTGCATCATGTGACGGTATCTTGGCTGATAACGTTGCTAATGATTCAGGTGATATGGTAGTTGATGTGGCCGTTGAGATTATCGGTTCACAAACTGCTGCAACTAAGTTTAACGTTGACTCTTTTGTTGATGCTGTTGCGACTGCTGGCGATGCCGGTTCAATGTTTACCGCTATGTGTGTACATTCACAGGTTATGGCTCAATTGCGTAAGAATAACGACATTGATTTCATTCCTGATAGCTTAGGTAACTTAACCATTCCTACATTCCAAGGTTTACGCCTCATCGAAGATGACGGAATGACTGTTACTGCTGGTACTACTTCAGGCTTCAAATATACCTCTATCTTGTTTGGTGGCGGTGCATTTGGTTACGGTGAAGGTTCACCTTATATGCCCGTAGAAGTTAACCGCGAAGCTAAGCAAGGCAACGGCGGCGGTGTTAATGAAATCGGCGAGCGTAAGACGTGGTTGTTGCACCCCTTCGGTTTTGCCGATGTTGGTACGCCTGCGAGCGACTCTTATACTCTTGCTGAGCTTCGTGCTGCTACTACTTGGTCAAGAGTGACTCAAAGTCGCAAAACGATTCCACTGGCCTATCTCATAACAAATTAATGTCAGTTGCATTAGCATAAATTTTAAAAAGCCTGCCATAGTGGTGGGCTTTTTTGTTTGTGGTATAATAAATAAAATTCACTCATTTAGGAATTGACATGGCTAAGAATATAGAAGGCAATGATATAGGCGTAATCATCGAAGCTGATGACTTATTAACTCAAATAGCTAAGCAGCGTTTAGCTAAAAAAGCAGCGCCATCAAAACCAAAAAAGAAACCAGCTAAGGTTATTTTAGAGGATTAATCATGGCCGATGAAGACAAGCAAAACAAAGAAAAGTTTGCAAAACCCGACTCGCAACAGTTTAGAGCCTTTTACGTTCAAAAGAAGCGCAAGAAACGCAAAGAAGATCAAGTATGACTGAGCGCGCCAGATATTCTATTCACGGTATACCTAATGACTTAACTACAAGTGACCGTATCAATATACGCCGTTTAAAAGTTGAGCAAGAAGATACTAACTATGTTTTGGGGACTCAATTTAGAATAAGTGCCCCATTAACTGTGAGTGATGGCGCGCCTGTTGTTTTAAGGTTTGAAAGCCCGATAGATTTTGAATTGATAGAGCAAGGCTTAGAGACTCACCAGAGCGGCATAACTTTTAATGCCTACAGAAGTACCCAAGGCGCAGAGACAGGCGTATATAATACCGTTGTACCTGTTTATAAAAACAACATTCAATCTACGGTTATGGGATATACCCAACAAGTTAATGTTACAACGGGCGGAGGATTTACGCCAGATGTGGGCCAGACGGCTGTTGAAACATTAAACGCTTTATCGGCATCTGCAACCGCGCAAAGGTCAACTGTATTTGCTGGGGCTTCAGGTAAACGGGGTTTAGCGGCTGGCATTTATTATTTATCATTTTCAAAGTTGGGTGGCTCAGGTACGGCGCTCGGTGTTTATTCATTAATTTTTAACGAGAACTAAAACAATGGCGCAAAATTTAGTAATACCAAACAAAGATAATAAAGTTGTATTCGTATTTACCGGCATTGATTTAACTCAGTCAACTAATATCGTGGTTGATTTTGGTGCGGAGTCATACAGTACTACACTAAACCCCACGCTAGTCGTCGTATCAAGCGCAACAGAGTTAAGCTTAGACTTATCAAGCACTGCTGAAGTTGGTAAGGTGTTTGCAACGGTTACATACATTGACAGCGCTAGTGTTAACGGTACTGACATCACCAGTCAAGAATTGGGCAACTCTACGAAAATAGTTGTAGCTATTGGCACGCAGCTTATTATTGAAGATGGGTCGATTGTAGCGAACGCTAACAGCTTTGTGACAGACGTAGAGTTTAAGCTATACGCTAACATTAGAAACTTTGACGTACCAGCCACACAACCAGATAGAGAAGCTTTGCTAATCCTAGCTATGGATTATCTGCAAGGCAAAGAACTAGATATGAAGGGCGCAAGGGTTAGCGCAACACAAGAGTTAATGTATCCTCGCTTGGGTGTGCGTACAAATAACTTTACAGTTGCATCTACTGACATACCAAGCTCATTAAAAAAGGCTCAGATGGAATTGGCGTCACAGGCTAACGAATCATCATTGCTGGTTAATGGCACATCTCAAAACTTGGCATCATTCAGCGTAGACGGTGTTTATTCTGAATCTTATCATAGTGGAGGAAGTTGGGAGCAGGTCAGAACAGATAGGGCGGATGTATATCTTGACCCGCTATTAGTTAATAACGGATCAATTAATTTAATGATTAGGGTCTAGTGAGTACAGCGCCAAAAAATACAAATAGGTAGATTAATATTGAAAGCGGGGCGAATATAAGCCATATCGAATCAGCCCCGCTAATTTCGCCATCTTCTTTCCATGCCTTAAACGACACCAAGCCATGTATCAAATAAGCTAAAAAACAATATCCTATCAGAATATCAAGCATTATTTTGCCCTCCAAAAGCTTTCTTGAGGCTTAGTATTAGTTGGGGTAGGTTGGACATCATTACGCTTCAACGCTTCAAGCTCTTTGTTAGAGTTCGCATACTTATTGGCCTGTATTAACTCATCTTTAATATCAGACAGCAGGCTTACCCGCTTATTAATTTTGAAATACCAGCAAAACAACTCTCGTATTAATAAAAATACAAACAGGGTGGCGAATACAATTCCGAATATTTGTGTCGGTGTCATTTTGTTTTCTCTTTGGTTGATTGATTAAATTAAATATAGCACATATAAATAATCATCTGGTATGACCAGTTAATCAGGCATTTCAAATTTATTTAAGAATTAAAGCAATAAGTGATACAATCGCACAATATAAACTAGGGGTTTAATGATGAGCGCAGCAAGTATACAAGCAAACTTTAAGAAGGGTTCAGCTAAGGCTATAGCAGCAACGGGATCACCTACTAGCGAGCCAGTGTATTTAGTTAAAGCTGTCACTGTTGGCGGCGATCCGTTTG